TAGAAGAAAAATATAATATATTATTGTTTCAAAATGGATTTGCTGGGTTGGTGTATGCTAAATAAATAACATCTTATAATATTTTATAATAATTTATAATAATTTATAATAATTTAGTTTTTCTTACTCTACGTGTTCCAAAATTATATTTTAATTTTGCCTTTTTGGCCAATTTTAGTGCTTTAGATGATTTACTACATCCATTTTCTAATATTTTATAATCTATTGCCGATGCTTTTCCTCCACTAATAGAACTGGCTAAACGCGCAAGTCCCCAACTATGACTGGTTTGATTAGGTCTTGAACCAGATGAATAATAAGCACCTTGTCCTTTATTTACAATTTTACGCAATGAATTTATAGAACATCCTGTTTTTTTTGAGAGATTAGAATTAATTACTAATTTATCAACATTATATAATTTTTTTACATTTAATATATGTTGTGAAGGTTTGGATTTATATGATGAAATATGTTTTCGCGTAATATAACTATTTTTTTTATAAGCTTTGCGTGATTTTTTTAATTCATTTGAAATTATTTTTTTATCTTTTTTAGTTATGTGTTTAGGTAAATATTTAATTGGTACATTCATTATTTTATTTTATAATATTATATTATATTATATTATTATTTTATTTTACTATATATAATTTAAAATAAAATATGCATGAAAAAATAATAAAATTTGAGAGAAGTAAAATAACAGGGAAAAAATACACAGCCTATGTTAAAAATAAAACAACACAAAAAATACGTAAAATACATTTTGGTGCGTCAGATTATCAACAATTTAAGGACAGAACTCCTTTAAAATTATATGCTTATAAAAATCACAATGATCGCAAACGTATGCAAAATTATTTTAATCGGCACTCTGGAACAAAAAAAAGAGGAGCAGCAATAGCATTAGAAAAAAGAAAATCGAAAGGTTATTATAATGCTAAAATATTAAGTCATGTTTATTTATGGTAAAATTTTTTCATTTATGCGTTTTTAACCAATTTTTCTCCTTCTTCAATAATGTTATAGTTAAAAGACCAATCATCAATTTCTTTTGGTGTTTGTGCTCCATTTTTTATTGCGTGTCTATAACTCCAATATATAGTATTTGCTTTGAGTTTCCATTGTTGTGTTTTTAAATCAATTAGTCCAGACGCATCAAAATCAAACAATTTATATTTTCCATCTACAGATTTTCCCATATTATCAAATTTCCAATCTACATACATAATTCCTAGTGCTTGTAAAAAATCTTTTACTTTAGTCATCACTTCTATTATTTCATTTAATTCTTTGCGTGTCATAACAGGTTGTTCTGTTAATAAGGGATTTGAATTATGTGTTTCTACTTGTTCCATGTCAACATATTTACTATTAATGTCATAATAATATACAATATTTGGATGTGGATGTTCCATTAATATTTTAACTATTACACTTTCTGTTTTTTTTGAATAATCTAATAATGGATGAGGTTTACCATAATTTTTTCTAAAAAATGGTTTGCCATCATATGTATCATCTACATACTTTACAGAATTTGTATCTGGGTCATAAATAGTAGATTTTATTTTAGATTTATTCATAACTTTATATAAATTTGATGTTTTCTTTAAATTTTATATTTATATTTATAATTTATAATTTATAATTTATAATTTATAATTTATAATTTATAATTTAAAATTTATAATTTACAATTTTTATATTTTATAATTATATATATATAAAATGTTATTAGAATTTTTCACAGAATTCATAGGAACTTTTATTTTCTTGGCAGTAATTTTAATGTCTGGTGATCCTTTAGCAATAGGTATTACTTTAGCATCTGTTATTTATTTTGGTGGCAAAGTTTCCGGAGGCAACTTTAACCCAGCAGTAAGTTATATGATGTTATTATCTAAAAAATTAGATGTTTCCAAATTTGTAGTATATATAATTGCTCAACTATTGGGTGCTAGTGCAGCATTTTTATTTTATAGCTACAGTAAATAAATTTAGCAATATTTATATGGTGCACACGATGAACGCATAGTAAAACCTTTAATATGAGCACAACGTTTTTTGGTAAATTTTCGTGGAAGACTAAATAGTTTACCATCTTTTCTTTTACATTTTTTGGCTCTTTTTGTGCTAGCACAACAATCTCTCATATTATTATTAATAAATAATAATATTAAAGAATTTTTTAAAAATTTAATAACAATTAATTAAGCTTAATTAATTTTTTCACATAGTCCGGTTATTTTATTTTTACGAGTTCCATTAGGGCATCGCTTAGATTTTGTTTTTTGTTTTAATGGTTTATTTTCTTTTTTAACAGAATTAGTTATACTTGGTTCACAATTTCCAGTTACTTTATTTTTACGAGTTCCATTGGGGCATCGTTTTGATTTTGTTGTTTGTTTCTTTGTTATATTCTTTCTTTCTGGTTTTACTTTTGTAGGCTCAATTAATATAGGCACACTTATTTCATTTTTGGCTTTATTTTTTGTTTTATTTTTACTTTTGGTTTCAGTTTCAGTTTTACTAATTACATCTAAATATGACGACTTAACACTAATTAATTTTCCTAAATAAAATTTCTTACAACCACTAGGAATTTTAAATTGGTCATTATTTTGTAATGAAACTCTTACAACTATTATTGGAATTTCACCATAATATTGATGTGGCAATGTTGCTTTTTTTATAAGAGTTAATTTTAAATTTCTTGGTAATAATGTTTCATTTTCAGCTTTATATTTTGTTGTATTTACCATATTTATATATGGTACACCATTTGATATCATAATTTTATATACGCAACATTTTGCTTGTCCGGCTTTTCCTATTCCTGAAAATCCTACTGCTACCTTAAAGTTTGTAGTAATAGACAAAAAATTTTGTACTGTTATTGAGTCACCTTCTTTTTTAAAATTTTCAAAAGGTTGTTTCATTCCTCTAAAATAGGCTTTTTCCGAGTCTTCGTGTCTTGGTGCGGCTTCTAAAAATGCTCTATCTAAATCTTCTATTTTTGCTAAAATTGCAAAAAGAGCATTTTTTTTAGTGTCTCCATAAACTTTATATGTTTGATTAAAAATAGGAGTCAAAAAATAGGGGAGACCTAATCGTAAATAAGAATTTATTGGCCCATCCCATTTATAAGAATAATCAAACAATGCGTTTGATAATAATTTTTCAAAATAAACGTCTTCTTTATAGGGAATATTTTTATTAATAATTTTTTTATCTAGTGCATTTATTTCTTTGTTTTTAAATACTCCAATTTTAGATAATGCTAAAGTTTCTTTTGAAATATACATATTCTCTCCATTTTTATCTTCATCTTCACTATTTATTGAAACTTTAAAAATGCGTTCATTATGTAATGAAGGTTTAATAGCTTTAATATCAATTAGCACATTTTTATTAATATAATACCCTATGTTATTATAAGTAGTTTTATTAGCATATGTTTTTTTTACCATAACTTGTTCATTTTCTATAATACATTTTACATATATGTCTTTTATTTCTGGGTTAAACAAAAATTGTTTTTTTAAGCAAAAAACTTTGTCTTGTGATTTATGTTTCATGCTATCATTTGGCGACGCAGAAAATTTCAAACTAGTTTTATCAAAAATTACTAAAATATTGTCCTCAGATTCATCTAACCATTCATTTAATTTTCTTTTTTCTAAAAATATAGGGTCGTAACCATACATTTTATATTATATAACTTATATATAAACTATATAATATATATTTTATAAAGTCAAAAAAGTTATATTAAAATTTGGGAATTTCATAATATGCTGATGGACCACAATATTTAAATGCTGAATTTCCAGTTATACTATCTTGACATTGATACTGATTATTATAAGTATTATCATATGTAAAAAATGTAGGTTTTTTTGTTTGAATACTATATATATCTTCTATTGAATCTTGAGTAAATGTGTTAGTTTTAAGACCAGTTAAATTTTGTATTTGTTTTTCATAAAAACTATTTATTGCATTTAAATAACTACTTATTACATTAACAGGAGCATTTCCAGATGCTGGTAATGTTTCTAATCTACGTAATTCCATTTCTAAATCTTTATTACTTGGGTATAAATCTGCTTGTGTTAATGTTCCATAAGGATTATAACTGGCATCTCCTAGTCCACCTTGAATAACAGAGCGACCAGATGTTCCAAAATAATTATTATTACTTAAATCCATAATATCAGATGCTGAGAATGTTTCACCACTATTACTATTTTGAATAGTACCTGAACAATCAAAAAATTGGTCTATATTTAATATATATTGTGTTCCTAATGGTTGATAAGTATTTGTAGCATTATTTTTACCTAACAACGTATAAGTTGTATCTTTTTTTGTTGTTGTTGTTAATGGTGTATTAGATGAAGTATATAAGTTTAATAGTATAGTTTTTATACTTTGTAATTGAGTTAGCTGAACATTTGTTAAATCTGAAATAGTTATTGGTCTTTGTAAATTATTCTCTCTTGCGTAATCTATTAAATTTTCATTTAATTTTTGTAATGGTTCAATTACGTTTTTTTCTAAAATATTTTTATCATTACTATTTAAATTATTATTAATATTACTAAATGCTATTATATCTAATATATCTTTAGGTAATGTATCAGGACTTTCTAATACATTAATATTTGTTTCGGATTTTTTAAATAATGATCCTTTCATATTATAAGTAGAACTATTTGAATCCATAGTATTGCATATACTTATTGCTTTAGCATAATCATTATTTGAATATAAGATTGACAAAAATTTGGCTTTTTTTGAATCATCATTGGAAATACTAGCAAGATGTGTGCTTATATCACTTTCCATTTTGTCACAAATATTTTTATTATTTATATTTTCACTTAAAGTGTTATAATTTATTAAATTAGAAGTATAAAATGTTTGTCCTGGGCAACAATTGTCGCCATTTTGAAGATTTTCTATTATATTAATATTTTTAAAATAATTCATTGATAGCAATAAATTAGTAATAATAATTGAAATAAACAAAGCTATAATAACACTTTTATTTAATACATATACTCCACAAGCAATTAATATTAAACTTATGAGTGCTAAATTTTGTTCATTTACAATATAACTTACTGCTAATGCTAAACTAATTAAATATAGCATATTTTTTATAACATTATTAGAAATAATGTTTCTTGGTAATTTGAATTTTATATTTGTATTCATATTTATACTTATATTTATATAAATATAAATATAAATATAAAATTATATAATTAATATTTATACTTATATAATTGAAAATTTAAATTTTTATAATATATAATTTAAATTTTTATAATATATAATTTAAATTTTTATAATATATATCGAAAAAATATAAAAATCTATGCATATATTATTTAGGATGAACAAAAATAGTGTAGAGCCATTATTACAAGAAGACCTTAATCGTTATGTAATGTTTCCAATTAAAGACCAAGACATCTGGAAAATGTACAAAAAAGCAGAAGATTTATTTTGGAGAGCTGAAGAAATTGATTTATCAAAAGATAATAAAGATTGGGAAAATTTAACTGAGGATGAGAGACATTTTATATCCATGATTTTAGCATTTTTCGCAGCAAGTGATGGAATAGTATTAGAAAATTTAGGAGTTCGTTTTATGGGAGAAGTTCAACTTAGTGAAGCGCGAGCATTTTACGGATTACAAATAGCTATGGAAAATATTCATTCTATTACATATTCTACCTTAATTGATACATATATAAAAGATAAAGTACAAAAGTCAAAATTATTTAATGCATTAGACGAATATGAATGTATAAAAAAAAAGGGTGTGTGGGCTATTAAATGGATAAATGATAAAAAATCCAATTTTGCCACACGATTAGTTGCGTTTGCGTGTATTGAAGGAATATTTTTCTCAGGAGCATTTTGTGCTATTTATTGGTTAAAAAAACGCGGATTAATGCCTGGATTAACATTTTCCAATGAATTAATATCTCGCGATGAAGCATTACATACTGAGTTTGCTGTATTATTACATAGTAAATTATTAAAACCACTTAAAAAACAAAAAATCCATGAAATAATTAGTGAAGCAGTAACAATTGAACTTGAATTTATTACTGAAGCACTTCCGTGTAGACTAATTGGTATGAATCAAGTTTTAATGAAAGACTATATTGAATTTGTTGCTGACCGCCTAAGTCTTCAATTAGGAGGTGATAAAATTTATGAAAGCAAAAATCCATTTGAATGGATGGAAAATATTAGTATTGAAACAAAAACTAACTTTTTTGAAGATCGTGTAAGTGAATATTCTCTCGCAACAAAAGATTCAAGAGTAAATACTTTTGAATTTGGAGAGGATTTTTAAAAATGTTACAAATCAAACCAATATTAATATTAATAAAATAATTAATATTAATAATTAAAACCTTTACACTAACTAATATATTAATTTAACCAATGTGCGGAATAACATTTATATATTCTATAAAAAATATAAATGCTTTGAATCATATTTTTAATAGTCTAGAATTAATACAAAATAGAGGTTATGATTCAATGGGAATATGTTATATGAATTCAAATACAAATAAACATGACATATTAAAAAAGGCATCTACTTCCAAAAAAGATTGCTTTGATTTATTAAAGCATATATATGTAAAGAAAAATTTAGAAAGCAATATTTTTTCTAAATTTGCTTTAGGACATACTAGATGGGCAACACATGGAGGTAAAACAGATTGTAACGCACATCCACATTATTCACAAAATGGAGATATTATATTAGTTCATAATGGTATAATTAATAATTTCTTAGTTATTAAAGAATTTTTAATAGCAAATAATTATAAATTTTATAGTGATACAGATAGTGAAGTTATTGCTAATTTAATTGAATATTATGCTTCAACTAGTGATAATTTTGAAGAAGCACTCCAACAAAGTTTACAAAAATTAGAAGGAACTTGGGCTCTTATTATAATTTATACAAAAATACCAGATACATATTATATAACAAGAAAAGGTTCTCCATTACTTTTAGGATATAATAACAATTATATAATTTGTGCTTCAGAAACAAATGGATTTATTGGATTAGTTTATGATTATATTCCATTAAATGATAATACTATTGTAAAAATTAATAATAATAATTATAAATTTTTAAATGAAAATAGTGAATTTGATTTATCAAATAATAGCAATACTAATAATGTAAAAAGAGCAATATATGAAGATTTTCACAATGCTAAAAAACATTATACACATTGGATGTTAAAAGAAATAATGGAACAACCAGAAACAATACAAAAAGCATACAATTACGGAGGACGAATAAATAATAATAGAATAAAATTGGGGGGACTTGACCGCTTAATAAACAATATTAATGCTATTGATTTTATATATTTGATTGGGTGTGGTACTAGTTATAATGCATGCTTATTAGGAGAAATATATTTTAATGAAATAAACTATTTTGTAAATGTTAAAATTGTTAATGCTTGTGAATTTAATGAAAATACTTTACCAAATAATAGAAATAACTCTAATACTTTATGTATTTTTCTCTCCCAATCAGGCGAAACAATAGATGTATATAATTGTTTAAAAATTTGTAAGCAAAAAAAATGTTTAACAATGGGAATTATAAATAAAGTAGACTCATTAATAGCACGTGAAGTAGATTGTGG